GAAAAATCCCAATCATTAGCTTCTTTTCTAACTTCATCTGCATTTAATCTTTTTGCATCAAGCATTGGTCCAAGCTCATTTGCTAAAGTTGTTTTTCCAGAGCCAGGTAAACCCATTATTAAAATTATTTTCATTTTAATTTATACCAACAAGGCATGGTGTACCTTATTCCCTTGGTAATTTTATTAACTTCGTGCTCTATTTTATCCCCATTAAAAGCTATTAATTTACATTTTTTAAGTTCGACAATTTTATCTTCTACTATAGTTTTACCACCCTCAAAATCATCATTTAAATATAATATACTAGTATATGGGTGTATATCAAAATCTACATGTTTTGGTTGAAACCCATAAATTGGCCATTTTACTATTTGAAAATAATTTATTTCATATTTTTTATTTATTTTTTTAACAAATTTATTTAAGAGATTATTCATTTTTTTAATCTTAGTATTATTTAATATTAAATTACATTGTATGATTTCTGTTTCTCTATGTTTTATACAAAAATGATTATTTAAATTAAAATTTTTCTTATGAAAATTTATAAAGTAATTTGCTTCTTTATTAGAAATAAAGTTTTCTATTTCCATCATGGGCCTGTTTGAAAAATTCATTTCTATATATAATTAATATTTATTATTGCTCTTCTATCTACATCTGTTTGACTTACACCTCTATGTAAAGTTTTGCAGGGAAAAATAATAATTTTATTTTCTTCAGAATTTATCATTTTTTCTTTTATATAGGTACCTCCATTACATGTATTTAGATATAATATAGCAGTCTTACCATTCTTAATATCATAATCTATATGTGATTCTGATGTGTAGGAAAAATTTTCTTTAGTCATCATATTACATCTTGCTTCTATTAATTCTTTAAATTTAAGTTTCTTTATAATAGGAACAATCCATTCCTTATAATGAGGAGATAGTATTTTTTTGTTATTAAAAAAAGCATGATTAAACCAATAATGGTCTTTATTATTATAAACCATATTGTTCCTCCAATACCAAGGGAAATCTTGTGAAAAAACTCTGTCTTGAATTTTTTTTAAAAGTTTTTTTTCTAAAAAATTTTTATACACTTTCATTTATTTTAAAATCAAAATTTAAAACAGTTCTTGTATTGTAATTAACGGGACAGTTACCTGCATGAAATATGTCGCCATCAAAATAAACTGCATTTCCTTTAACTGGTGTATTTCTTTTATCAATAGTTAAGTTAGTTAAATCAAATTTTTTTCGTTTATTATATCTCTCTTTAAAAAATATGGTATCTCCATCTGAGTCTTCGAAATAATAAAGTAAAGATTTATAATTACTAAAATTACATAAATCTACATGAGGAAAATTATATTTTTTTAAATTGTGTCCTTTACAATAAAAGGTTTTTCTTATTCTTATTCTTAGTAGTTCTTTTATTTTTATTTTTTCTTTTTTTTCAAATTCAGAAAGAATGATTTTAAAATCATCAAAGTAACTAGAGTTTACACCGTTAGGTAATAAAAATAAAGTATGTATCCAAGCGTATGTCTCAGTTATGTTTTTATATTTTTTATAATTATTATCTCTTCCTTCAATAACATTATCATAATAATACCAAGGGAAATTACTATCTTGTATTTTTTTATTTAATAAATTTTGTTCTTTTTTATTTATAATATTAGGAATAATTTTTATCATTTTAAATTAGCAAAAAACTTTTGGTAAACCTAAATGAAGCCTACTATCAAATTTATTTTTATTTTTTTTTACATAATGAAGAAAAACTTGAACACATTCTTTTTCTTTTAATTCTTCTCTCCAATGAACTAATTTTACTCCATCATATAGAAGAGCATTGCCAGGTGCTATGTTTGCCTTTACTTGAATATTATTTTTATCAATAAAATAAAAAGGCCAATGTCCTCCTAAATTCAAAGTTAACGAAACTGCACATTCTTTTCTATCTAAATGTCTGTATAAAGTATCTCCTTTTTTATATAGTCTTAAATAAGAATAACTTTCGTTTAATTTTAATTTAGTAATATTTTCAACTTTACTTTTAATATTAGTTAATAAGTTATCCATTGCTAAATCTCCATATGCACAAAAAGTATTTTTCATCATGTGATCACTTTGTGCTCCCCAATCAGTGTTCTTTAAAGATATATACTCATGCTTTGATAAAGTATTAAAAACCTTATATTTTAGTTTTACATAATTATATAAAAAAACACAAAGATCATTACTTATTATATTTTTTTCTAAATAATATCCTTTTTCTTTAAAACTGTTCATTAAAATAAATCTTCATTCTTACATTTTTGTATTAAAGATTTACTTAAATAATTTTTTGTTTTTGACATTTTAACTTTACCAAGACGTATCTCATGTATAGATTGTTCAAAAATAGAATCATTATATTTTATATCATTCGCCTGAAATTGTTTTTTTACATTAAAATTTAATTTTTCATATTTTATATCTAAATATTTAAATACTTTTTTAATTTCTTTTTCAGGATTTTTAATTAAGTCTTTGTAATGTATTATCAAGTAATCTTCTTTTTTCTTTAGAATATTTTTGATAGATAATAAGGATTTACCAACAGGTCCATTTATAGACATTAATTCTGTTGAATAACTATTTATATTTTCTTTTTTAATTTTATTTATACTTATAAAAGAATTTATACATTCATGTATTGGTCTATATAAAATTATAAATTTAGGTTTTTTTATAATATTTTTTAACAAAAATAAATTAGCTTCAGTTCCCCAAGGTCCTCTGCATATTATATTATTTGATTTCCAATCTTTAAAATAATTATTTAATACATTTAGATATATATTATCAAAAGATTTTTTATCTGGAAAATTTAGATAGTTTTCTTCAAATTTTAATTTATATAAATAATATAAAATACTTGGTAATATAGAATTTGCTGTTACCGTTATATCCTTATTTTGATTTAATAAATATCCAAATAAGGTGTTTCCAGCTCTTGGTAATCCACTTAAAAAATATATATTTTTCATTATTTAAAAGGTTTTCCTAAAAACCAAACTACTAAAGAATACCTTGTACCTTTTGTTACTGGAGTAACACAGTGCCATTCATGTGAAGGAAAAACAATAATTGAACCCATGGGTTTTAATTCCTTTACGCTAGTTTGTTTTAGTTTAGTTGGGTTTACCTCATCATTAATAAGCATCTTAAAATCACCGCCTTTGTAATCAGAAGGATCACTTAAACAAATACTCATAGACAATTTTCTAATTTTTCCATGAAGATGAATATTATCTGAACGATCATAAGGCCCGGGTAAAGAATCTTTATGATAATTATAATACTGTCCTTTTTTATAAATAGTAAATTGAATATCCTCAAATGAATCAATTTCAAAATTCCAACCAGAGTTGGAATTAGCTATGTTCATATAAGGTCTAATTCTATTAATTAACCACTTATCTCTTAACCAGACAATATTTGAATCTCTACTTTTCTTTAAATCATCTCTTTTTTTTTTAGATAATTTTTTTTTATTTAAACCCAATGTCGTTGCTGTTTTATTTTTTTTAGAAAGAGCGTGTTTTATAATTTTATTACATTCAGCCTTTGAAAAAGCTTTATTAAAATACCAGTATTTAAATTCTACATTCATAGCTTTATAGATAGCTATTTTATATAGCAGATTTTATAATATTTACAATACTTCCCAAGAAAGAGAAGTAGTATTCCACACTAGGTTTTGTTGTGATACTCTTGCAGTTCCAAGCCATCTTTGATTTTCTTCATCCCATGAAATAGGATAAACATCAGGTAAACCAGTTTCATTATTATGTGGAAAATCTTTATTATTTGGATAAGTTACTGGTGCTTGCCATTTAAAGTCATTATCTAATGTCCAACTATCAAAAAGTTTAGCATCTATAAATACATTATTTACAGGATCATAAGTACCTCCTACTTGAGCATATCTTTTTCTAAAAGATCCCTCAGGGCTAGTTTGTTTCCAAACCCCTCCATTAAATAAATTTTGACAATATGTTTCTCCTTCTATAGCCATATCTACAGAACAAGCTTCATTATCTGCTACAATAATTTCTAGTACAACATTATTTTCATCTAATTTAGCAAATATTTTCATTAAGATATCTCCGCCGTTCCTGATACTGTGAATCTAGCAATTTTTCTTCCGTCTGGAGCTGTACTTGTAGTGTTAGTTCCAGGTGCGACTGTCCATGTATAATCAGAAGGTGCACTTAAAACGATTACTCCAGATCCTCCTGAAGATCCTCCTCCATTGTCACCGCCTCCGCCGCCGCCTCCGCCGCCGAGAGCGTTAGAGCCTGGACTTCCTGCGCCTCCTTGACCTCCGCCAGAGCCTCCTCCGCCAGAGCCTCCTGGTCCAGGGGGTTGGCCGTGAATATATCCACCGCCGCCACCGCCGCCAGCATAAGCGACAGATGAACCTGTTATACTAGATGTAAGCCCTGTTCCTCCTGGTCTACTAGCTGGGGATGATCCGCCAGCAGTAGTTGCTCCACCACCGCCACCTCTTGGTGCTGGACCACCATTATTACCTTCAGATGGGGTATAACCTCCAGCGTTACCTGTACCTGGAGAGGCTCCACCTCCTCCAGATCCGCCTGGAGCTGCTGCACCAGAATTAATACCAGATCCTTTTCCACCACCGGTAGATTCAAAAGCTGCAGCTAAATCTCCTCCGGAAATACCAGAATCACTACCAGAACCAGAAGTTCCACCTCCGCCTCCAATAGAAACTGTATATGTATTACCTGTATTTAAAAGAATAGGTGCATCAGAATCTAATGGAGAGTCGAAAGAAATTCTAGCTCCTCCAGCTCCTCCGCCTGCTGCGTAGTTTGCACCACCTCCGCCGCCTCCAGCGACAATTAAATAATCTACTTCAATAGCACCAGCGCCACCATTACGTTGGCCAAATCCTGCTGCTGATCCTGCGCCTCTTGAACCTAGAATTGGCATCTTTTATATTTCTCCTTTAAATTTACTACGCAAACTGTGTTAAAGACGCTAACGCTGTAAACGTAGCTGATCCAGTTTTAATAATAGTATATGTGTAAACATCTAATGAGTTAATATTTCCAGCATCTGGCGCGGCTCCACCTTGCCATTCTGGTGTAATACTTGATCCATCAACTTGAACAGCTGAATTGTAATAAGCAGTTCCACCTTGTTTTACAATATGAGCAATTGTTACTGATTCTCCAGTATCCATAATTGAATCTAATGAATTAGATCCATCTCCTCTAATATTTAATGTCCAGTTAGCTGAAGCATCTGTTGTTAAATTCCATACTGCTTGAGTTAATACATCATAGTTTAATGTACCAGTCGCAGCTGTTGCTTCAGTCGTAACTTTTTCAGCAACACTTTGAATTTTACCTTGACCATTGAAAGTCGCTCTACCAGTTCCTTTTGGTGTAATATTTAAATCAATATTAGTATCACCACCAGTTGCTGAAATATTTGGTGCATTACCTGTTCCTGCGTTTGTTATTGTAAATTCATTAACAGCTGATCCAGACGTAGTAAATGTAATTTGTTGATTACCATTTTCATCAAGAATACCATGAGCTGTATCTATAGTAATATTATTGTCATTAGTATCTAAGTCTGCTGAAAGTTGTGGTGAGTAATCAGATGATAAATCTGTAAATGCTGTATCAACAACATTAGTACCATCAGAGTAAACCATTTTAGTACCTTTGTCTGCTGCTGCCCAAGTTACTCCAGTTCCTGAAGTAGTTTTAACAGTTACTGTGAAAGCACCTGAAGTAGCATTATCAATGACGTAAGTTTTTTCAACAGAATCTGGAACAATAACATTAACTGCTCCGCCAATTGTACCTGTTAATTTTAATACTTGGTTTTTACCGTTTGATAAAGCACCGTTTGTAAAAGTTAAAGTTGCGCCGGATGTAATACCCAATGCATCATAACCACCGATTGCTTGTTCTAGAATTAATAAGTTTGTGTTTGTAATTTGTCCCCAAGTTCCTGAGTTTTCTCCAGTAGCCTGAACAGTAAGTTTTAAACTTGTTGATGTTGAGTTCGCCATATTTTTATACTCCGATTTACTTAATTTATTAAAATTTTGTTATAGTGTCAAACTATAAATTATGCAGCGTTGGTATTAACTTCTTGCCATCCTGGAGGATCAACCGGTGCTGTGCCAGTATTGATTTCGTTCCAAATCAATACATTTGTAGCTGTCCCTAATGCAAAAGTCAAGGCATTTCCTGTGACATCTACATTACATTCTGGAATAATTTCTGCTATTGAATTTAATGTAATAGACATCGATATTCCAGTTACATCTATTGGTGTATTTAAATCAACAGTCTCTTGACCTAATGTCATGGTCATTGTTTGACCATAATTAGGGTCCGCATTAAAGATACCATTACCCCATCTTGAATTACCCCAAGTAGAATCACCCCAGGACATTGTAGTATCTCCTGCTGAAGTATTAGCGTCTCCATGAACTTCTACGTTAGACAAGAACATAGCCATTGCTTGACCCGTAAGTGTTGCATCTGGTGCAGGGTCAACACCTGAGAAATTTTCAGACATTGCCATTACAAGAGTGTTTACTGGTTGATTACCATAAACTCCAAATCCCCAACTAGAATGACCCCACGTCGAAGCAGATTTAGCTGCTACTTCTGCGATAGTAATGTTATCAGCAACAACTGTTCCTAAATTAAAGGACATGGATATTCCACCTGGTTGTGCAAAAGCTGGATCAAAAGTTAATTGAGCAACCATTGATAAACCAGTTGGTTCTGCAACAAATGCAGAGAATGCTTCTACTGTTGGTGGAGCTGAAACTGTTAAAGAATTTCCTGTAGCTATTAAACTTGAATCTCCGTTTATAGAAATACCACTAGAGCCTTCTGCAGCAGTCATAGCAAGACCAGTTACTTGATGTACATTACCTGATTCTCCCCAAGTTTCTGTTCCCCAAGTATCAGAACCCCAACCTACATTTACTTCACCTGTAACAATAACACCGTCATTGTTAAGTGACATGGACATAGCTTCACCATTATTCCATTCACCAAATCCCCATTTATCACCACCCCAAGGAACATTATTAGGATTTGAAACATCGACAAAAACATTGCCAAGTTCTCCCCATTTAAGAAAGCCCCAAGTTTGATTATTCCATGCCATAGGAGTCTACCTCCTACTAGCCCGATATTCTTAGTATCGCTGCTGTTGATGTTGGCGCTGGAAACTGAATTGTGAAAGTACCTGACGTAGCTGTTTTATCGGCTCCAAAATCTAAAACACAAACCGCATCAGTAGTACCAGACCCTGATCCTGCTGTCGTGTTATAAATTAAAGCACCTCTAGCTGTCAATGTAACACCAGTAAAAGATCTATCACCAAAATCACATCTTGCTACACCTGCAGTCATAGAAGTTCCTAGATTAACTAGAGCTCCGCCGCCTTGAGTGTATT